GGGGCTTGATGCTAATGCAGTCTTTGGCCAGTGACTCGAGGGAGCGGACCATAATCACCCCATCTGGTGTCCAGATGGGGGCCGCCTGGCAAAATCTGATCTTTTCCATAGTTTCAGCGACACCCTGGAAATCCATTTCAAAACCGAATGGGAGGAAGAAAGGATCCATCGCTTGTCTGATGGCTTCAACATCCTCCTCCTCAACAATGAGCACTGAGTCATCACCATTGTTTACCAGTTCATAATCATAGATCCCCAACTCGCTGAGGAAAGTGTACATCAGAGCGCACATAATGAGGACATTCCCACATGCTGTGTTCATATCCCCGGACATGCGATTCCCTAGGACCTTGTACCTTAGCTTACCATCTGTTGTGTAGCCAAAGCCAATATTTTCGAGCTGCCACCAGAGAAGAGCCTTCAGCTCCTTCCTATCAGAATGGATGAACCGTAGGAGGTAGATACTGTGTTCCCACCTCAACATCTGTTCTCGCACATGCTGATCGAATCTCTTGGCATCGAACATGATCCCCCTGGGACGCTTGAACCTGGCCCACTTACTAGCTATAAGTGAGCCAACCTGTGCGGCATTCATGCCTTTGGTTATGGTTTTCGTTCGCCTTAAGGTTGTCTTAAAGGTTCTGTCGATTGCTCGATACAGTTTATGTTCCAGAGGTTTTAAGAACCTCCCCACGCATGCATTATACCTCGGTGTTCGAGGTTGAATCACGCGCGGCGCCGGATCGGGTTTGGCAGAGAAGTTGATCTTCTCTGCCTTCACGAACGACTTCAAGTAGGCATCTTTACGGGACACCCCCAGATGTTCTAGGGATGCAACCGCTTCTGTATACACTACCCGCTTGCGGCCTACGTACAGTAATGGAAATTCTTCCAACGTACAAGGGGCTTGTTGGGGTATGTGTTTAGATAAGCGTCTACTGAAGTTTTGTAGCCTCTGGTGTACATTCACTGTGCAGGGTGGTGCCACTTGCATGACCCCATCCCGCTTCACATAATAGACCCTCTCAATAATTGCTCTTTTGAGTGTCTTAATGTCTGAGTTATGTACGCCATACGCTACCGGCATGGATACTGTGTCGAGTCTTGTCACTTGTCTCACCTTCTTCGCTACTCCCAAATCATGCACTGACAAGTTGGGGTGAGTCAGAGGGGTGTCTGTACTCACTCCACAGTGCACGACTGGGCAGCCCTAGGGTTTGGGGAAGGCGCCATAGGCAGCCAGGCGCTTGGCTGCCTTTGACGTGCGGCCTATGTCAGCCGCAAGAATGTCCGTGTGTGTTGGCACAAAGAACATCTTCATGGCAATTGTTCGTGCCACTACTGCGTCCCTAGTGCGTAGACCGGGC